GTACCACCAGTTCCTAATTTGGGAACTTCTGGTGCTTCTTACTCTCAAGAAGTACAGAACCAGAATAATGGCACATTGAGGTTGTTTTTCATTAAACTACTTAACGCTGTTCAAGCCTTAACTGCTAGAGTTGGTGGCAAGTACATCAATTTTCCTTATGGTGCGTTTCAAGACTCTACAGACCAAACTGCCGCTAGTACAACTGTTGCCTATGCGATTACATTTAACACAACAGATTTCTCTAATGGAGTTACGTTATCAAATAGTTCAAGACTAAATGTTGCAAACGCAGGACTCTACAATTTACAGTTTTCCATTCAGCTTAAAAACACCACAAATGATGGTCAAGATGTAGATATTTGGTTTCGCAAGAATGGGACAAACATTGACAACTCAAACAGTAGATTTCACCTAGTAGCGAGAAAAGGTTCTGGTGATCCTAGTCATATTATTGCTGCATTGAATTTCTTTGTTGACATGGCTGCTAATGATTACATTGAAATTATGTGGAGAACTGAAAATACTGGTGTAAATATTGAGCATTTTGGGACAAGCACAAGCCCAACTAGACCCGCAGTTCCTAGCGTTATTGCTACAATGAGCTTTGTTTCTAACCTACCTGATTGACAAAGTATGGCCTACATTCCGCTCCAAATCCCTCCAGGTGTATTCAAGAATGGTACAGAGTATCAGGCTAAAGGACGTTGGAATAGTTCTAACCTAGTTCGTTGGTTTGAAGGCACTATTCGCCCTGTTGGTGGATGGAGAAAGCGTACAGCCACTCAACTTACTGGTAAGGCTAGAGGTCTTCTTAACTGGCGTGACAACTCTAATAACCGAAGAATTGCTATTGGCACACACTCAAAACTCTATGTTCTGAGTGAAAGTAATACTTTAACAGACATTACTCCTACAAGTTTTACTGTTGGTGATGCAGATGCAGTCCAAAAGATTGGTTATGGCTATGGCACTTATGGTAGTTTTGCCTATGGTGTTGCTAGACCTGACTTAGGATCTGTAACACCCGCTACTACATGGTCTATGGATACATGGGGTGAGTATTTAGTTGCTTGCTCATCTAAGGATGGAAAGCTCCTTGAATGGCAGTTGGATACTGGTGCAGATGCTGCCGCCATTACAAATGCTCCAACTGGTTGCACTGGTTTAATTGTTACGCAAGAGAGATTCTTATTTGCTCTGGGTGCAGGTGGTAATCCTCGTAAAGTTCAATGGTGTGACCAAGAGAACAATACTGTATGGACTCCTTTGGCTACCAACCAAGCAGGTGATTTTGAGCTAACAACCATCGGTTCTTTGCAGTGTTCTAAGCGGATTCGTGGCACTACCATCTTGTTTACAGATGTGGATGTCCATACTGCCACTTACATTGGCCCACCCTTTATTTACAGTTTTGAGCGTGTTGGTACAGGTTGTGGAGTTATCTCTAAACAATCAGTAGCCGCTACTGACAATGCTTGTATTTGGATGTCTGGATCAGGATTCTGGATATACGATGGCTTTGTTAAGCCTTTGCCATCAGATGTATCTGATTTTGTTTTTGGCAATCTGAACACTACTCAAGCCTCTAAAGTTTATTGCGTCCATAACTCAACATTTGGTGAGATTTGGTGGTATTACCCAAGTGTGTCTACCAATGAGGTAGATTCCTATGTGACCTATAACTATCGTGAGAATCATTGGTCTATTGGCACTTTAGATCGTACTTGCGGTACAGACAAAGGCATTTTCAGCAATCCTATTCTGGTTTCCTCAGATGGATATGTCTACGAGCATGAGGTTGGCAACAACTATGATTCCCAGACACTATTTGCTGAGTCTGGACCAGTTGAGTTGGGTGTTGGCGACAGGGTAATGACCTTAACAGGGTTGATTCCTGATGAGAAGACTGCAGGTGATGTTAGGGCTAGTTTTAGTACTAAGTTTTACCCAAATACCACTAAATACACGCATGGTCCATATACCTTGTCTTCTCCTACATCAGTTCGTTTAACTGGTAGACAGATTGCAGTAAAGATTGAAGGTGTTGCTTTAACAGATTGGCGAGTTGGTGTTATCAGATTTGATGGGAAACCTGGCAGTTTGAGATGATTGACTACGAGAAATATAAAGTAGATGGTGAACTACCACTATGGGCTGTATATTTTAAAAAAGTAGAGAAAATTTTAGAACCTGCTTTAGAATACGATAATACGCATAATATGCAAGATGTAGCCGACTGTATTGACAGTAGTACGATGCAATTATGGACAAGTGATAACAGCGCAGTAGTCACTCAAGTGCAGATATTCCCAAGAATGAGGGTATTGCACATATTTTTAGCGGCAGGTGATCTAGCAGATCTAGAAACCATCACCCCCCGTATTCAGAAGTTCGCTGAAGACATGGGATGCCAAAAAATCACCCTGACAGGACGTAGGGGTTGGTCAAGAACTTTTGTATCTAAATTTAACATGAAGCCAACACATTATTGGCTTTCTACGGAGGTGTAATTATGTCTGGTGGTTCTAGTCAACAAACAGCGCAGCTTGATCCTGCATTGCGTGATGCTTACTTGCAAAATGTGCAAACATCCAGAGATGTTGCAGGAGAATTAGCTCCTCGCCAGTTTGCGGGATACAACCCAGATCAAGCACGTGCAGCTCAGTTAACCAGAGACTTTGCTAATCCAAATAATGCCATATTCCAAGGTATTGGTGCTTCATTTGATGTCGCTAACAGAGCGGCAAACTATCAGCCTCAGAATGTCCAAGCACAGCAATTTGGTGGCGCTCAAGTAGCTCCATCTGCTATGGCGGCTCAGACAGGCTATAACCCTGCTACGGCTCAATCAGCCTCCGCTGGTCCTGCCGCTACTGCCGCTACACAAGGCTACAATGCCGCAACATTTGGTGGCGCTCAAGCAGGTCCTGCTACACAAGCACAAGCCACTGGTTATCAGTCTCTTGGCTTTACTGGTCAACAGGCAGGTCCTGCCGCTACTGCTAGGGGTCAAGGTTATACCTCATTAGGATTTACTGGACAACAAGCAGGTCCTTCAGCACAAGCTCTTGCCGCTCAGATGAATAGAGATACTGTTCGTGAAGTTGGTGCGGCAGGTGTTTCTGGTCAACAAGTAGCCTCTACTGCTCTGGGTCAGATTGCTCCACAAGCTCGTCAGAATATTCGTGATGTACAGGCAGGTTCATTCTTAAATCAGAATGTTCAGCAGTACATGAATCCTTATACTGAAGAAGTCACAAATCAGTCTTTGAGAGATCTAGAGCGTTCTAGACAGTTGCAACAACAACAGACTGCGGCTAGTGCTACTGCCGCTAGAGCCTTTGGTGGTTCACGCCAAGGTGTTGCTGAAGCAGAGACTAATCGAGCCTTTGGTGAGAATGCCGCTCGTTTGGTTGCCCAACAGAATGCTGCCGCTTATCAAGCCGCACAACAAGCTTCTGAGGCTGATTTGTCTAGAGCCATGCAAGCTCAACAACTTAACCAAGCACAAGATGCCGCCACTACCCAACAGGCTTTGGCTCTGTCTGGACAGTTTGGTTTGGCTAACCAAGATGCAAGTCTACGTGCGGCATTGGCTAATCAAGGTGTTGATGTCACTACTGGTCAAGCTAATATGCAAGCTCAACAGCAAGCTAATCTGGCTAACCAAGCGGCTCAGAATCAGATGGCACAATTCAATGTTGGTAATCTCCAACAAGCAGGATTGGCCTCTCAAGCTGCGGCTAATCAGGCGGCTCAATTTGGCGCTCAAGCGAGTAATGTTGCAGACTTGTCAAACCAAGCGGCACAGAACCAAATGGCTCAGTTTAATGCTCAACAACTTCAGCAAGCAGGTTTGTCAACTCAGGCCGCTGCCAACCAAGCCGCTCAGTTTGGTGCTGGCGCTCAAAACACTATTGCCGCACAGAACGCTGCCGCTCAGAATCAATTGGCTCAGTTCAATGCAGGTAACTTGCAACAAGCAGGTTTAACAAACGCTGCCGCAATGAATCAAGCTGGTCAATTCGGTGCGGCTTCTGCTAACCAAGCGGCATTGGCTAATCAGGCCGCTCAGAACCAGATGGCTCAGTTCAATGCGGGTAATCAACAAGCAACCAACTTGGCAAACATGGGTGCTTTGAATCAAGCAGGTCAGTTTGGTGCTTCTGCATTTAATCAGGCAGGTTTGGCTAACCAAGCGGCAATCAATGCGGCTAATGCTCAACAAGCAGGTTTGACACAACAAGCAGGTTTAGCTAATCAGCAAAACTTCTTGCAAGCAAACTTGGCTAACCAACAAGCAGGTTTAGCGGGTAATCAGCAAAACTTAGCTGCCGCAGGTCAGATGGCAGGTATTGCTCAGAATGCTCAACAGATGGGTTTCCAAGGCGCTCAGAACTTGGCGGCTCAAGGTCAATTCCAACAGCAGTACACACAACAGCAATTGGATGCAATCCGCAATCTGCCTTTGGAACAACAACAGATTATCAATCAGGCGTTGGGACTCAACATTGGTGGTGGATCTGGAATGCAAACAACTTCTGGTTCACGCCAAGGTTTGCTTGGTGTGCTTGGTCTTTAAGGAGTTTATATGGCTTTCAATTTTGGTTTGCTGTCTGATGCGGCACTTACTGGTCTTAGTGATACTGAGAAAGAAAGTTTGCAAAAGCAAGCTACAACTCAGTTCTTGTTAGGCTCTTTGTTAAGCAATGATCCTGCAATGGGCTTAAGGTCTGCTATGTCTGTACCTGATCAGTACATTAGCGGTCAAAAAGCTATCTCTGAGATGAAAGAGAAACAACGTCAGCGTGGTGAAGTTGGTAGTTTCTTAGAGCAATATGCTCCAACTCCTATGCAAGCAGGTCAACGAGCATTAGCGGCAGGAGGCCGTGGTCCTACTGTTGCCGCAGGTCAAAACCAAATAGACATTTTGAATGCACCTATTGATTTCAACAGAGCATTGTCAGACTCATTGCGCTTGTCTGGTAATCCTGCACAACCACAAATTCGTGAAACATTAAAAGCAATGCAACCAACATTTGTTGATGGTTTGCGTGTTGACAATCAAGGAAATATTATTGGGTCTTTGCCGCAACAAAGAGATCAAATTCAAACCCAATACAACAGCAGAACTGGTAGATTTGAGTCTATGCCTGTAGTTGGAGGAGTGCAAGCAAAAGTTGCTACTACATTGCCTGAAGTTAGGCCAAATCAACAACTTGGTATTGACCCAACTGGAGCATTCTTTACTAACATACTTCCTGGTGGCGCTCAGGCAGAGCAAACACTAAATTACAATCAAAGATTAGGTCAAGGTAGAGCAACTTTAGAAACAACACCTACCAATATTATTAACCCAAGCACAGGCAGAACACAGCTTGTTACTCAATCTCAGGCATTAGGCCAGACAACAGCACTGTCTCCTTCTGAAGTTCAATCTTTTGAAGGTTACAAGCCAATCAGAGAAGCTGCTTTTAAAGGATTCCAAGCGGCTTCAAGCTCCGATGCAAGTTTGCAAAACCTGCAAAACATTATCAATCGTGGTGCGTTTGAGCCAGGTAAGTTTGCGGCATTTAAGTCTGAAGCTGCGGCTATTGCAACAGGTTTAGGCATTGGTGGTGAAAGAGCAAAAGCAGTGGCTGTTGATTCGCCTTTGTTCTTGCAGTCTGTTGCTGATGTAGCTTCTGCCAACATTCAAGATTTAGTTGGTGCAACTTCTGACAAAGATATTTTGTTTAGTGCATCTCGTGGACCACAGATTACAAATCCTAAAGAAGCAGTGCAATATTACTTAGATCTTACTAGGGTTGCAAATCAGCGCAAGAAGGATTACTACAACTATGTGACCAAGAATCCTGTGCCTGATGTTGTTGAGAAATGGTCACAGACCCCACAAGGTAGTGCATCAATTTTTGAAGATCCTAAATTGCGTAAGTATTTGCCAAGCTTCCCTGTGACAAGTGGTCCTGACAGGGGTAAAACTGCTTATCAATTGCCAAGTGGCGTTTTCAGGGTTTATGACTAATGGCTACCAAAGAACAAGTTTACGAATTTGCTAGGCAAGAAGCCGAAAGGCAAGGCGTTCCTTTTTCTTTGGTGCAAAAGATTGTAGAAACTGAGTCTGGTGGTTCGTTCAACGCCATAGGTCCTAAAACAAGGTTCAATGATCGTGCTTATGGACCTATGCAGTTGATGAGTGCAACTGCTAAAGATCTTGGCGTTAATCGAATGGATTGGAAAGATAACATCCGAGGTGGTGTTAAATATCTAGGCCAGTTAACACAAAGATTTCAAGATCCTACATTGGTTGCTGCCGCTTATAACGCAGGTCCTGGCAATGTTGAGAAGTATGGTGGTGTTCCTCCATTCAAAGAAACGCAAAACTACGTACAGAAAGTTGTAGGTACAAACATGGCTACTTTTCGTGATATTGACCCATCTATGCTTGGTCAAGCAACACCCAAAATTGATCTGAGAGGCATGGCTACACCAGAACAACAGCAAAATGCTGGTTATCGTGATGTTGATCCATCTCAACTTGGACAACAAATAGTCCCCAAAGCACCTGTAAGACAGAATCAAGACTCTGTTGCCCGTCAGGTAGGCTTAACTGCTCGCTATGGTTTAGAAGGTATTGGTCAGGTTGCTGACATTGTTGGCACACCTTTGAATATGTTAATTAACAGGGCTACTGGTAGTCAACTTGGTACTCCAAGTCAATCAATGTCAAACATTGCAACCATGCTTGGTTTGCCACAACCACAGACAAACTTTGAACGTGGCATTGGCAATGTGACTCGTGCGGTAGCAGGTATCCCTGCAACTGGTGGTCTTGGCGGTATATTGCAACAATCTGGCAGAGCGACTACTCAAGCAGTTGGTCAAGGTTTAGCGGCTCAACCTGTTGCTCAAATAGCAGGTGCTACTGTTGGTACTGGAGCTGCTGAAACTGCTCGTAGTCAGTTTGACATTCAAAATCCATTGGCATTGTTGGGTATTAACTTGGCGGCAGGTTTACCTGCTAGTGCTGTTGCCGCTAGAGCGGGTAATGTTCCAACTGGCACACGATATCGTGATCCAATTACAGGCCAATTAATTGAGTCTGCCGCACAACGTGGTGTAAATATTGATGTTGGCGATGTTGGTGGGCCAAGTGCGGGTACTTTGACAAAAGCACGACAGTTTGGCTTTACAACAGAAGCATCAAATCAAGCAAAAGCAGGTCAAGTAAAAAATCTAATTGAACGAACAACAGACAAGTTACGCCCTGCTGGAATGAAAGATGGTGGTGAGAAGAAGATTATTGCTGATGATTTGCGTAAACAATATGAGACTGCTAAGAAAAATGTTAGTCCTGAATTTAAGCAAGCAGAGCAATTAGCTGGTAATGACATCATTCCATTGCGTAATACAAACCAAGCAACAATTGATGTAATTAACCAATTCCCTTCTACTGCACAAACACCTGTTATTGAAAAAACAATTGCAAAGCTCAATACTCTTATTCAGAATGGTGGTGGCTCATATAAAGAGCTACGTGACCTGCAATCTACAGTATTTTCTGAGTTAGAGCGTGTTCGCAAAGGTGTTGTGCCAGGTTCGTACAGTGAGAAGCAAGTCAATGCAATTAGCCAACTTTATAAGGGTATGGCTGATGATGTGGATGTGTGGGCAACACCTGGCTTTGGTCCTGATGGCTTGCCGCTAGTAACACCTGCTGGCGCTCAACACATCAAAGCGATGGATCAGTTTAAAGCGACTGTTTTGCCATTCCGACAAGATTCAAATATCTACAAACTTGTATCTAGCAGATCACCTCAGAATGATATTGATCTTGCCGCTCAAAAGTTTAACTTTGATACTAATCCTGCAACATCTGAGCTTGCAGTAAGTTTAATGTCTCCTGTTGGTAAGCAAGCGGCTCAATACTCTATTCTTAATGAGGCTAGAAACAAGGCTATTACTTCTGATGCGGCTACTGGTTTCTCAGCGCCAGCGTTTACAAGAACTTTAAACCTTGGCAGACCAGACAGTCCAACACCACAACGTGTTGCATTTGCAAGCAATCCTGAGTTGTTAGATGAAGTAACTTTACTGAGAGACATTGTTGATACAACTCGTGGAGCTATCACACCTAAAGTTGCACCACAAACAGGTGCGGCATTATTGCCATTTGTAACAGGTGGTATTGGTGCAACGGCAGGTAATCAAACAGCGCAAATGCTAGGATTTGATACCGCTTTAGGAACTGGTATTGGCGGCTTACTTGGTGCAGGTTTGACACCACCAGCGGCTAATAGATTGGCTAATGCTTTAGGCAGTCAAGCGGGTACAAGATTTTTGCTAGGAGAGCAACTGCAAGGTGCGGGTGGCATGGGTGGAGCAATGGGTCAGGCAGTTAATGAAGCAACATTAAACCCTGATAACTTTGTACCCAGAAAGCCTATTCAAGGTCTTTTAGATATTTTTAGATAACATGAAAGACTGGCTGCTTGCAACTATTGCGGCAGTCAGTATGGTTGCCCTTGTCATTTGGAGTTTATCCATAATAATTTGGGCTTGGATATGATTAGTTTTTTACTGGCTGTATCTATTGAATACAGGTGTGTTAAGTGGACTTGGGTTGGAGATGTTTACAACCGCAGGGTCTACTGTATTGAATGGAAAAAGGTAGAGAAGAAATGATTGATCCAATCACAGCTCTAAATGGCCTACAGAGTGCCATTTCAATGGTCAAAAAGGCTAGTAAGGTAGCCAACGATTTAGGTGGTCTTGCCCCAATGATTGGCAAGATGTTTGATGCTAAGAGCCAAGCAACTAAGGCTATGCTTCAAGCAAAAAGGGAGAAGAAGGGTTCTAACATGGGTGCTGCTCTACAGATTGAGATGGCACTAGAGCAAGCCAGAGCCTTTGAAGAAGAGTTAAAGATGTTGTTCATGCAAACAGGCAAGATAGATGTCTGGAACAAGATCAAGGCTAGACAAGCTGAGATGGACAGGGATGATGCCAAAGAGATGGCAGCGTTAAGAGCCGAGGAAAAGAAGGCCAAGGCCAAAGAAGAGGAAATGCAAGAGATAGCCATGATTATTGGCGGTATTGCTTTTGTTCTACTACTGGTCTTTATTGGTATCAACGAGTTGATGAGCCTATGTCCAAAGGGTGGTTGTGGTAGATGAACGAGTACCAGAAGCAATTCGACTTGTTTTGCAGGGTGTTCTGCTACGGGTGCGCTGCTTGGTGGTTTCTAGGATTCTTGAGGTTCTTGCCTGATGATTTGTCAAACAAGATTGTTAACCTTTTACTTGGAAAGATTGGGTTATGAAAATTACCACTTATCAAGAGAATGCTCG